AGTAAGTGTAGTTCCATCTATTTGAAGTGTTCCAGTAAGATTTATTTTATCTGTGGAAAGTTGGAGGGGTGTGCTATTACCTGCACCTGTTTGTACGCTTTTTAAAGATGTATCTAAATCAGTATTACTTGTTTCAACCTGAAGTAAATTCTTATAGCTATTTGCAATTTTTCTACCTGTTAATGTACTCATACTAAATTCCAATATTTATCTAATTGTTCCCAATTAGTTTCTGCTGTTTGCCAATCTAAGTTTCTATCAATGTTTGGTTCAGGTCTAGCATTTTTAATAAAAAAGTTTTCTGCTAATTTAGGATTTTTATGTTGTGGATTATTTTTTAAATCATAAGAACCTTCGTAGTCTTGAGGACATACATACATCCCATAGCTATTTTTTTTCATTATGCTTTGTTTGTATTCAAACCCACAAACATCACATTCAATAATTCTATTCTTACCTGCCATTAGTTAGGTAACCAATCTGTAACTGTAACATTTGTCTCAGGCATTGGTGACCTTCTATGAACAGATATTACATTTTCATCATCAGAAACATTCTTCTGTTTATTTTGAGGATGGTTTTTTAAATCATATTTTCCATCATAATCTACAGAACATACCATCAATCCGTAGCTATTTTTTTTAAGTTCTCTTAACTTATATCTAAAACCACAAACATCACATATACCATATACATTTCTTGTTGTAGCCATTATTCCTCAAAGTTTTCTCTAAGTGTTTCTAACTTATCTTCATACTCTGCAACCTTACCAATATTTTTATCTAGCTCTTCCATAATGTCTCCATGTTCTCCTATTGCAACAGGATTAGAAAGATAAGTTTCTACATTTGCACTATGATAAGCAATCTTACCTATAAAATATTTTTCAACTGCTTCATACATTATTCTTCTAGTTGCCATTATACCCTCACTTGTGGTCTAATTAAAAGACTAACTCTTTCTCTATCTTCTTCTAAAGCTCTTGAAAGTCTTTCTTCATATTCTGTTTTAATCATTGAAATTCTTTGCATATCTACATTAGGTCTTTTCATTGACATATAGTATGCCACACCTGCAGTTAAACAAGGTAAAAATCTACGTGAAACATCAGGTGTCTGAACTGCAGATTTATCTACATCCTGCATATATCTAATTAATTCTACTTTAACTTGGTCTGTAGAGTTCTCAGGCAAGGGCCATAAATAAACAACAGGATTATCTCTTTCATGTCTTACTGCATACTGAGTTGGTCTACCTGCTTGTTTCTTATTAGGTATTTTTAAAAACTCTTGCATGGATATTCTTTCAAGTTGAATATCTACATTATCTCTATTAACAACTGCTTCTAATACATCTATACTAGAAGAAGCAAGAGAATAAGTTGTTGTACTTACAGATACAGTAAAGGTAGAAGTTTCTGCAGTCCATAACATAATGTCTCTATTCTGCCAATCTTGCAGTAATAAATTAATTGACCTTCTTGCAGACTTAGGTTCATTACCTAATGTAGGTTCACCACCTATCATTTCTGTAGCTTCTTGAATAACCTCATCTATATCCATAGAAAAATTATATGTGCCTGATACACTCATTTCTTTTTAATCTTTCTTTTTTTAACCTTTTTAATTTTAGGTTTTTTTATTTGTTGTGGTATACTGACTCTACTTATTGCCATTACTTTTTCCTTAACCAATTATACCATTTTAGTCTTTTTTCATGCAATTCCTTTTTTGTGTTTTTGACTTGTTGGTGGTCTTTTTTTCGACCCACTAGGACCTGCCCAAAGTTTTTTATTCGCCCAATAAGCTGCAGACATTTTACCTTTGCTAATATTTTTTGCATGACGAGCTTTAAAACTTTTCCTAGCTTCTTTAGAATAGTTGTGACCCATTGAAGAGTCACCATAATGTATGAGTTTAATTTTATCACCTTCTTTAGCCAAGACCATGCCTTTTTTGCCCGGTCTATCAGACTTTCTAGGTTTATTAAATCCTGAAAATTTTTTGCCACGATACTCTATTCCTCCTGATGGTAATCTTTTTACTCCCGGATACTTGCTACTCATGTTATCCTCTTTTTAGTTTTAGTTGTTTTTCTTTTTTTACCTGAAGCAGTAACAGACCACTTAACCATTTTAGGTCCTGTCTTTTTCTTTGCTTCTGCTTTGCTTATACGACTTGCTACTTTTGCAGGTCTACAAGCAGGATAGGGTCTTGACTTTTTATCTTTGCCAGACCTACCACATTTTTTGCCAGTTTTAACATCTCGCCAATCCTCTTTAAACCATTTAGTTAATCCACTGTTTTTAGGTTTAGCCATTATGTATATGTTCCACCAGCTTTTTTATATTCTCTAACTAAGTAAGCATTTGCATAAGCACTAGGATATACTTTAAATTTCTTTTTTGTTTTAGCTTTCATTCTTGCATATAATGCAGGATTTGCAGGTTTTGGAGAACCTGATTTTTTCTTAGTTGTTTTTTTCTTTTTTGTAAATGCTTTTGTAAACGCCATATTTTCTCCTTTACATACATAAATCTTCATATTTAGTTGTATGAAGTCTATGCTTTGATAAGTCACCTTGTTTTTGAAATAATTTTAAAATCCATTGTATCATAATTTACCTGCCCATCTTGCTGCAAAGTATACCACAGCTACAAACCCAATGCAAGCTAAAGATACTCCTACTACCCATTGTACTACAACCATTATTTCTTCTCTTCTTTTTCTAGCTAATCTTTCTTGTTCTCTTCTAGCTTTTCTTGCTTGAGCTTGAAATTTCTGCCAATCTGCCCATAATCCGGGTCTACCTACATAAATCATTATTTGTTTGAGTTCTTCTTCTTTTTGTCTTAGCTCCTCTAAAGCCATGAACTCTTCTAAATCTGCACCACCAACTCCTTTTGCCTTTTGCTTATTTACTTCTTTTTCTATTTTTTCTTTAGCAAAAACAAAATCAGAAATTTGTTTACCACAACTTGCTAGTTCCTTACCATTAGAAACGAAACTTTTTATAACTCCAAAAGCTGCGTTTGCTGCCGCTAATTCTGCTAACATTTTTATTTCCTTCTTGGTTTACAATATGCTGTTATTTTTAAATTTTTTCCTTCTTGTTGTGGTATAGTTGGTTGGTTATTTAATCTTTCTGCAAAATATAAACATCTATCTATATTATTAAATACTTGTGTTTGGTCTATTACTCTTACTCCCATCATAAACACTAACACAAATTCAATCATGTAATCTTACGAGATTTTTTTAAATCTTCTTTACCCTTTTTAAATATACTTACAACTTGGTTCTTATTCATAACCTTTGCTCTTTGTTCTGCTACAGTTAATATCTGTATCTTTCTTGCATAAGGTTTTTTAATTTTTTTTACTTTTGCAACAGTTGCTCTTGCATCTGCAGGAGTAGCAAACTTTATACTTACAGTATCATTTGGATTTTCATCTGTGTATAAACGTCTACCTGACCCTTTTGGTTTTTTACCCGTACCTACTTTGGGGTCTTTTCTTTTTATTACTTTTCCCATTTTTTAAAATACTCTTTAAAGTTTTAGCTTGACTTGCATGAGTCTTAGAAGCTTTATTTAAACCCTTAATAACTTTTTTAATTTTTCTTTTTTGCTTTTCCATAACCTTTTACCTGTCTTGCTACACTTGTATTACCTTTATACTTTTCTACTTTTTCAGGTTTATCATAAAAACTTGCTACAAGTCCACCACCAAACATAGGTTTAAATCCCATGTTCATTTTAGCCTTTGCAGGTAGTTTATGTATTCCCGGATTTTCTGATTTAGATGGTAAGTCTTTAAGACCTGCAATAGTTTTACCTTGTGTTCCTGCAGAATATTTTTTAACTTTTGCAAAGTTTTCTTTAGACATTCTTGCTTTAGCAAACTCTTTACCACCCTTCTTTTTTAACATATCATAAGTATATTGTGCATCATAGTTTTTACTTTGTACAATATTACTTCTTTTTTTCTTTACAACTTTAGGTAAAGTTTCTTTTGTAACCTTTGAAGTCTTAGGCTTTTCTGCTTTTGGTGGTCTTAACTTTGGTAAAACTTTAGGAGTTATATTTTCCTTTTTCTTTTTAGGTACATCATCTTTTCCTAATGCGTCTTGTCCTAGTTTTATATTATTACCTTTAATTAAATTAAGAGTTGCTAAAGCACCCTTTCTTCTTAAATCTTTTGTAGATATATTTGGTTTTTGTGTTGTAGTTATTGCATTTTTATTTTTTTTAACAATGTTTGTATTTGGTTTTTTAACAACATTTGTATTTGGTTTTGGAACAATTGAAGTTCCTGTTCCTGTTTTTGGTTTAGTTTTATTAATAACAGTTAAAGATTTACTTTGTTTATTTATAGGCTTTTTCATAAACTCAGATATATTTAATTTTTTAGGACCTATAGGTTTATCAAAAATTTGTTTACCTTTAGTAACTAAAGCTTTAGATTTACTTTGTTTCTTTTTTAAATTTTCAGTTCTTTTATTTATTTGTTTAGTTTTACTTGGAGCTTTCTTAGGTAAAGATAGTATTTGTCTACCTGTTTTAGAATTAAATTTTTTAGTAATATTTTTAACTAAATCTTTTCCTAATTTACCACCTTCTATAATTATATCCTTTTTACTTTTAGGAAGCTTACCTAATATTTCAGTAAGTTTAGTCATGTCTATTGTCATTATTTTTTTCTCCCTTTTATCATAGCTTTACCATAACCACGCATTGCCTTACCAACACCTCGTATAGTTTTACCTTGTGTTCCTTTTTTAAAAGGTATACCTGTTTGAACTGCAGTTGCCATCATATCGCCTATATCATAAACTCCCATAGGCATAAGTGACATACCTACTTTTTTTAGTTTACTCATTTTTTTACCTACAGTTTTTTTACCTGTACCTTTTTTATACTTGACCATGCCACCAGTCTTCATACCTTTTTCAATACTCTTAACTTGAAACCTATCTTTTAAAGCTTGAAGTTCTGATTCACCTACACCACCCTGTTTAAATTTACCTGATGCTCCTTTAACAGTTGCAGTCAAATCTCTTGCAGTAATACCAAGTATATCTGCTAATTGACTTGTTGTGTACTGAGGTTCATATCTTTTTAAAATATATTCTAGTCTCTCACTATCATTCATTTCATTTTCAAATACTTCTCTAAATGCTTTTTTATCTTCAGCAGTTTTAGGTACTGCTCCTTTAGGAACAAGAGGTGCATCTCTACTTCCAATACCTTCTATAATATATTTATTACTTGGTACAGTTTTTGTTTTACCATTTTTTAATTTAAATTTAATAAACTTTTGTGCATTAACAATTACATTTAATTTATTCTCTTTTAAAAGTCTTTCTCCTTCAGGTGTAAGTTTTTGAACTCTTACTCCTCCAGATGATGAACCTCCACCATACTTATCTGCCATCATTTCTTTTAACTGAGCTTTTTTTAATTTATTTAATTCATTAGCTCTTTGACCTGTAAATTTTTTCTTTTCTTCTTTAGACATACCTTTTTGTAAATCAGATAAATCTTTTTTCTTTTCTTTTGTTCTTGTTACAGGTATATTTTTCTTTCCACCAAAGTTAAAAACTTTCTTTCCTGCTTCCATAGCTGCATCTCTAGCTTCTTTGTATGTAGCAAACTGACCTTTTCTAACTTTAGGTTTATCTTTAATATTTTTTGTTACAGATTTTTTTATAGCTTTTTTTATAGCTTCTTTACTTTTTTCTTTTGCTAATTGTTGTAGTATTATACTTTTCATTTTATAAACTTCCTTGTATTACAGTGTTATCTCCCCCTGCAGGACTTGCAGGAGCTTGCATATCATCTCTTCTAGTTCTTCTTGCTTGATTCAATAATGCTGCAAGAGCTTCTTTGTATCTTGTTTCATATATTGACATTGGTTCATAGTTTTTCATATAAAGCAATGCTTCTACCATTGATGCATTATATAATGCGTCATAACAAAAATCTGAGAAATAATTATTCTGAGTTGCAGATGCAAGTGTTACAGGTCTTGAAATATGAAAAATTCTACCACTTAAAGTTGAAACAGGAGTAGGAGCAAGAATTACAGTTGTGTTATCTCTTCTTGCATAATACTTTGGTGTTCCTGTGCTTGCACTAACGGGCCAATAATCATTTATAAATTCATCAGTTCTTTGTAGCAAATTAATTTTAGTTCCTGCAGAAGAAGTAAGATTAATATTTTTTATTATTCTTGTTCCTAATGGTAAGTTTACTGTATTCTTTCCACTAGAAACTGCAACAGAAGTATTTGAAACTAAACCATAATCATCTAAGTCTTTAGTTAATCTTAGCTCTGCTTTGTTTACCATTTTAGGAATAGAAGCTAAAAATTCTGAACCTCCATTCTCAGTTGTTTCTAAAATGTCATTTACTAAATAAGTATAATTAGCCATAAAAAACTGTT